TAGATGTGGAGAATAAGGAAGGTACTACAGGTAAAGTGGGTGTGTTGGCCAGTGTTATTGGAGTAGGGGTATCTTCTACCGAAGGCCGTGTACAGCATTCGGAGAGCAAAGTCCGTTTTACAATTCCGGTGATTCTTCCTTCCAAGAAACTTGACCCCAATAAGGGTTAACAGTCAAATCCTTTGATGAATCTATATAGGTAGATTGCTTCTTGTGAAATTGAGTAATCGTTTTGCTTGGATTTAACGGCATACTTGACGCACCGTTCACGCAGACGGCGGTCTCTGTAATTCCGGATGAAGGTGAGAATCTTTTTCATAGGATTTCTTTTTCGCAAAGATAGCATTTTAATTCGACAATCACTATCTTTGCCAAGTAGAAGTTTTCGCTTTTGATTAATAAATGCATCTTGAAGGGTTCTGGCTATGGCTGGAACCTTTTTTATACTAATGCTTTGATGTTTTCAAATTATCTGCTTATATTTGTAGTGCCCAATTTAAACCAAAAACATGAATCCTCTGTCAGAGTGTAATCCGTAAAGTCGGATTCCGGATGGTTACCGGTGGGCGCACTCTGATAGAGGATTCTCCATTTATATATGGAAATATTCTTCGTCCTATTAGTGGTCTTTGTTTTTATAGTCATTTTGGCCAAAAATGACACTGATAATAAACAAAATGAGCCAACTTTCAAAAAGGTTGATTATTCTTCATATTCAACTTCTACAAGTAGCAGCTATTCTTCTGATAGAATAGGTGATGATTACTCCTCTGATGAAATTAAAATTGTGGGTGGTTTCTATCGAACCAATGAGGCAAAATCATTTCTGAAAAATGAATTGTCTGTTGGTGATCATGTATTTTTTATTCCAGAACCTAACAATGCTTATGATAAGAATGCGGTAATGGTTATTTCATCCAATGGTCTTCATATAGGTTATATTCCAAGATATGAAGCTTCTGATATTAAGAGACAGCTTATAATAGAACCTATATATGGTTGGGTTAGTGAGTCAACCGATAGATGTTACGAATTTCTTATTCAGATTGATACTGTGACAGATATGGATGATTACAATAAGGCCATGGAATTATTCAATAATAGAAGAAAGCAAGAACAAGATAGAGCTGATTACATTCGAAAAATTTCTCAACTAAATTTTTATGAAGGTCTTCACGATGCCCGACAAAAATATTTTCAAGGATTGTTTGATGAAGCAGAACAGATATTGAAGCCATTTTTTGAGAATGGTATTCAAGATAATACTTGCTATGTCATCCAAATCAGTATATATCATATCAGGAAAGATTATGAATCGGAAGAGAAATTGATAGATAAATTCTTCGAGTTCGAAAATATAACAGATGATGAACGTATGAGCTTAAAGCGTAGAAAATACCATATATTACGCCAGATGGGAGTTATTGTTGATAATGCGCAAATAGAAAATGAAAAAGTTGGTGTAGAAACTACTGTCTTGGAATTAGATGGATATGCTGTTGTTGAAAATATATTACGTGATATTATTGATATTAATAGAATAGATTTTCGTGATTCTAAAACATTGTTTTCGGTTAATTTGGACAATAGTCGAAAACCTATATGCAAATTTTATTTCAATAACCCTGAAAAGATGTATATTGGCCTAATTGAAGACAAAGTTGTGAAATATCCTATATCCAAGGTTGAAGATATTTGGCAGTATTCCGAGAAATTACGTACCTTGGTTACTAGATATAAGCTATTTGATAAATAAACTTTCCTTTAAGGGTTCCGGCTATGGCTGGAACCTTTTCATTTTTACGTATTATTTATTACTTATTTTGTATTACTTATTTTGTATTACTTATTTTGTATTACTTATATTTTCCTTGGTTTTTGCTTGCCAATCCAAATATTCTTCTTATATTTGCAATGCCAAATCATTGCAATGTTATTGCACCGTCGAGCACCCGGATAGATGCTCAATACGAAATTGGGCTTTTTTTATGTCCATCGGTCAACCATATCGTGGGTATTCACGAATTGGTACCTTTTACGAAATTTGTAGATGTTGCTATATGCGATAAATGCATTCGGCTGTCTTTCCCACACTCTTTTGCTCAACGGGCAGACTTGTGATGATTTGGCGATCCGGGAAATGGCAGCCGTTCTTGCATCCATTCGGGTGCTAGAGAACTTGCCTAATATAGCCAAATCATCACAAGTTTTTATGTTAAACTTTAGTCCCGCGCTGAACTCATCAGCGTTATCAGCCTTCCAGGTATGGCTGAATAGTGATAATTCCTTGTTCTCCTCTGTACTGGAGAGTGCAGTTTCTAACCGTCAGGTATTGCTTATCGGCCATGCTTGCCTTGCTTTCTCAGCTTTGGTGTGTGTCGTTTCGGTGTCGGCTGAAGCGGCAACATTCTTGTTCATTTGGTTCTTTGAAGCGATTTTCCTTTGTGTGAAAGGAGGTATCAGATGAAGCGTGCCCGTAAATTGGTGGATGATGCCGTTACTTATGTGGCATCTTCACGTAAGCATGTCGGTGGTCAGACCAGTGAATACATCTATACGGTGTGGTTTGATGGCAACTCGGTGATTGACGATGCTTCGGCCGATGAACTCCGCGAGCTGGTATCGTGCATACAATCCGCTCTGAAGGAAACGGAGAAAGGAGGTAGCAATGAGCAATAATTGTCTTACTCATGTATGCTCTGTTTCTATTCCAGAAGAAAGAATATCTTTGGATGATTGGCTCAAATTGTTTGAAGCATCTCCTCTAAAAGATAAACTTCCCAATGAAGAATTCATGGAGTTTTGTACTGATTTATATTATATCCGTTATCCTGAGAAAGGGGGTGAGCAATGAAGATTGTCTATACCTTGAAGAATGTGACTGACCTGGAGTGGGCTTTGACCATTGCTGCAGAAGTGAAGGCTGAGGTGGGAATTACTCCGGACTATATAGAAACTGATAGAGGCGAACGTGTGACGTATGACCGTACGGACTTCAAACGATTGGAGAAAGGTGATATCGGTGATTCGGATTATATTTCCAGACACCAAGTGCTTCCAGAGAAATAACTACATAGCTAAATATTTGGGCGTGGCCTTGCTTGCTCGTGAGAGTGGGCAGGGCCTTTTTTTGTCCTTTTATGTAGGAGAGTTGTATCGTACTTTTGTAGCATGGGAATCATGAAGAGACAGGCCGAAGCGATGACGAACCGAAGGAGTTGGGGACAGAAGTCCAATTCTTTGGGCGGACGGACTTGGCCGATAGAAGTGAGTGTAGAAGGTGATACTGGCATTACTCAACGCCATCAGCGTGAGCAGGATGTGAAAGCCGTGGCTAAATTTAATCGAGAAGTAAGGGATTGGGGAAAGATGGTGAATGGTGCCTTGGTAACAAGCATCGGCCAACACATAGACAAGGATGTGCAGCTTTCCTCTAGTTTGAAGCAGAACTATCGCCATTATGGCAAGACGGTTCGGGCTGGTGAGGAGATAACGAGCATCGGTTTCAGCTTTGCCGAGGAGGGTATCTATGTGCATCTTGGCGTGGGGCGTGGCTATGCCATGGAAGGCGGTACCCGCATCATCACCAAGAAAACCAACCGCGACGACCTGCGCAAGCCGAAGGACTGGTTCAACTCCATCATCCGGTACAACATAGATTCCCTGGGTGAGATAGTGAAGAATTATTGTGGGGACTTGTACTTGAACGCGTCCCGGATATACATCAACCGATAGTTATGAGTGAGACAAAAAGAATTGGAGACTTTCATTTTGTGCCTACCGAGGTGGGCACATACGCCGTGCGGATGGAGGGTAGTCTGAATGATACCTTCGAGCGGTTCCTGAGCTTCGATGCCACCAGTTGGGATATGGATCCCGTAACGGTAGCCGGAGTGCGTGTCGTTCCATGGGGAGCAGACAACAACCTGCCCAAGAACATGCGACGGATACTGGAGAAAAACAACCTGGCACCAGGTATACTTGACCGCAAGCTGGGCTTGATTTATGGACAAGGGCCGATGCTCTACACATTGGAGGTGCAAGAGAACGAACGGGTGCAGAACTGGATGCAGGATGATGAGATACAGAACTGGCTGGACAGTTGGGACTATCGGGGCTTTATCCGCCACGTGCTGATGGAGTATAACCATCTGAAGGGCTGCTTCGTGAAATATGTTTCGGGCAAATCCGTCCGTGTGGGCAAGCCTTGGATTCACTCGCTGGAGTGTGTTCCTTCGGCTGACTGCCGGCTTGTCTGGCCCAAGAACGATTCACGACGGGTGGATGATGTGACCGATATCATGGTAGGTGACTTCGATGCCTACACGAATCCGACCTACAAACTCTTCCCGGTGTTCGACAAATGGCATCCCTCGAAGCATGAAGTGGCCATGAAATACCATTCCATGCGTAGCTTCGGACGCAATTTCTATTCCCTCTCTTCCTTCTATGGTTCCGTGCCCTGGATGGCAGATGCCAATGCCTTGCCCGAAATCATCGCTTACCTGAACAACAACATGATAGCGGCTGCCTACATCGTGCATGTTCCGCAAGGCTATTGGGAGGAGAAACGCCGATTGATAGAGGACAAGCAGCCAGACCTGAACGAAGCACAGATTCTCCGGAAGCTGGACGATGTGAAGCAGACGCTCGCCCAACAGATAGCCGAAGTAATGGCGGGCAAGAACAATGCCGGCAAGTTCTTCATGTGTGTGGATTTCATTGATGTGGATGGACATGAGCAGAGCTGGAAGATAGAGCCTATCGAAATGAACATTGACAAGTACATCGAAGCACTGACCAAGATATCACGCATAGCGGATTCTTCGACCACTTCGGGACTTGGACTGAATCCGGCATTGGCCAACATCATCATCGACGGCAAGGGGGACAGCGGTAGCCAGATGCTTTATGCGCTGAAGCTGTTCTATGGTGCCGATACGCAGATTCCTGAAGATATCGCTTTGGAGGCCATCAATGACGCTATCCGAATCAATTTCCCTCACAAGAAGGGCATTTTTATGGGGCTTTACCGAAAAGTCATCAACAAAGAGGACAATGTAACGGCCGGAGAACGTGCCACTAACCAAGTATAGCCATGGAAAAGAAAGAAATCATTTTTCCCGATTGTTGGGAGGAACTGACACCCTCGGAGTGGCAGCATCTATTGAAGCTCCGTGGCAGGCTGGAGAGTGACAACCGCATCAGCTTGATGGATGTGAAACGCTCATGGGCTTATTATGTGTTGAGAGGCCGCGGATGGCGTGAGGGATTCCGTGCCGTAGAGCCATTGGTGGTGTTGGAAAATGCCGCCAAATCCTTGGACTGGATGTGGAAGGAGTATGAGAACGGGGTTATCGAACTGGCCTTTGATTCTACTGAACAACTCTTGCCGAAATGGCGAAGATACCGTGGACCGAAATCCCATGGAGCGGACTTGTCTTTCGGGGAGTTCCGCCATGCCTTGGCCTATTGCAACAGCTACACGCAGGAACATCGTCCCGAAATGCTGACTGCCCTGTGCGGTGTGCTTTACCGCAATGCCGGCAACAGCAAGCTGGGGCAGTGGCGTGAGCCTTTCAATGCCAACCTGATGCAGTTCTATGGCAACCGTATTCATCCCATGCCGGACTTCCTGAAGTGGGGTGTGTATGCCTGGTTCAGCAGCTTCTGCCGGTTCCTGACCGAAGGTACGTTCATTATCGACGGACACGAGGTGTGTTTTGCACCCGTTTTCAGTCGTTCGAAGCGTGAAGATGTGTCTGATCAGTCGTTGGGACTGAACAGCATCCTCTTCTCCGTGGCCGAAAGCGGTGTGTTCGGTTCGGTGAAAGATACCGATGATGCACCTTTGTTGCGGGTATTGATGAAACTATTGGATGACCATAACAAGGCGGAAGCCTTGAGAAAGGAGATGAAGAAATGATATTTGACAAGAACAACAATGGGGCACAAGAGTTGCGTGATCTGACCGGCAACTATTATGCCAACAATGACTTTAACAAGATAAGGAGTGACATCAAGGCAGCTTCCTATTACCTCACCAAAGTGATAGGTGATGACGTATATGTACGTGCCATAGATGCGTATCAGAAAAATGAGGAATCCGGTACCGGTGAGGGACAGATTGCCGATGTGCCGAAGTTCATCGAACTGGTGCAGCGTCCGATTGCCATTATGGCTACGCTCCGGATGTATCGCAAGAATGACGTGAGTCACGAAGACAGCGGGCGCAAGGTGGTAGTGACCAGTGACGGTACTGACAAGATACCTTGGGAGTGGCAACTGGACCGTGACGATGCCATCCACATGGAGGAATACTATCAGGCAGTGGAGCAACTCATCGACTACCTGAACAAGACCCAACTGAAGGAGTGGATGGAGAGCGAGCAAAAGAAGTTGGCCGATACGTTACTTATCCGTAGCGGTCGGGAATTCGACAAGTACTTTCCTATCCAGTCGAGTGAACGGATGTATCTGCTGATGGTGGGATTCATCCGTGAGGTTCAGATGCGTTATATCCGTCCGGCATACGGCACGGAGAAATGGGCGGATTTGTTGGGCGACCGGTCTACACCTGAGAACGAAGTGCACTATGCAGCGTGCAAAGCGACCGCCTTGCTCAGTATGTCGCTTGCCCTGCTCAGAATGCCGTTACAGCTGATTCCAGGGGGTGTAGTAAGAAGCTATATGAGTGAAAACGGGATGCGTGAATCCCTTCCCGCTTCACTTGATGATGTGAAGAGGTTAGCTTCTTGGCTGGAGCAGGATGCCAAGGATTGGATTGTCCAGATGAAGGATTTGAGAGACGGGAACACGGGTGACATCAGTTTGTTGCCCGAGAATGACAGACGCAACAAATTCTGCTTGTTATGACGATACTTCAACAACCATCAGCTAATGAAGTGGCCATGAATATGACCGACTTCATCATCGATACGGATTCTACGATTCGTTTCAGTGTGAAGTTTGGTAGTCAAACCATATTGAGTGAGGACTATGTGCCGGATGCCAACTGGCAGGTGCGGACGCACAAGTTGGGCAAGTTCTTAGCACAAGCCTTATGGGGGCTTTGGCCAACCTCCAATTTGTTTGACCAAACCCATCTGAAGGGTTCGTTCGGGTTTTACATTAACGATGTACTGCAATGTTCGAGCGATGTGTTGTTTTCGTGCCGTTATCTGAAGGGCGTGACAAATCCGGTATTCCTGACGAATGGTAATATCAAGATTACCCGTCCGGGTGTAGCGGAGTGGCTGACGGTGAATGCGGACCAAACGGTTGTTCGTGTTGGAGCCTTGGATAGTGCAGGTTTCATAAAATCTGTAATTATTGGAGACGCTAATGGGGTTACTACATTTAACGTCAGTTATAGTTATATATCGGCTTTGCTTGGTTTTAATCCTTTAAGCGAATATTCGATAACAGTTGGTACGGCGATATATCAATATGTGGTTGATAACAATCACTATGCCGAGGTGTTCCAGTTCCGGTACCGTAACGTGTATGATGCGCCCGAAGTGCTTTCGTGTGTGGGCGATGTGAAGCTGAAGGGTGCAGAGAAAGCATCTACGGGCTATCTGTATGGTGTCGAGCGAAAGTTTGATGTGCGTGCCAATGATGAATATACCGCCAACAGTGGGGTAATCTTCCTTGGCAGTGAGTACAAATATTGGCACGACTTCCTGAATACCCGCGAAGCTGAGATATGTATCGATGGGGAGTGGTACCCGATTATTGTGAGCAAACAGAATTATGAACGCGAGTTCCGCAAGGATAGGCTGAAGACTGTAGAATTCTCCTTCCGCTTTGCGGACCCCGACCAAAACGGATTGATATGATACCGATTTCAAGATTCAGAGAGTGGTGCATCGAGCTGATGAACGAGGTGAATGCCGGTAAAGTGCGGATAGAACACCTTGTGATGGGGGTGGACGAAGGGCATATCGTCAAAAAAATCAAAGACAAGAAGGGGGTGTGCCTGTGTGTGAACTATCCGGATGCAACAGGTGACGGCAGTGATGACAATGCGACGGACGTACAGCCCGTGTATTTCTTTGTGGTGGAGAAGACGAATCCGGGCAGCCAGACGGATGATGCCGAAATGCTGCACTATGGGAAGCTGCAGGACATTACAAGGCTGCTCCGTGTGACGGTGCGCAATTATGCGATGGGCAACTGCCTTGGAGTTCAGATAGACCTGACAGACAAGATTGAGTGGGAGTACCAAATATTCGGAGGCTTCAACGGCCTTTCGTTGGGTATCAAAATAACGGATGTGAAATATGGTTAGCCTGTACATTGACGGCACTCCGTTGGTATTGCCATCGGATTTTGCCACCGAAATCAAGATAGAGAACTCGTTCTTCACCAAGAACGGGGAATATACCTACGACTTCAAGATTCCCTTGAATAACCCGACAAATGCGGCCATGTATGCCCATTTGCATCGACTGAACAATGTGAACGAAATCAAGGAGAAACGTCAGGCGGTACTGATGGCCGACAACCGCTGCTACATCAACGGTACCGAAATCATCACCGACTGGACGGATGACTCCGTTTCCATCCAGTTAGCTTCGGGCAACAGCGAACTGAACTACTTGATAGGGGCGAGCCTTCAAGTGTCGTTTCTGGATATGGGCAAGGTGGAACTGAGCGATCCGACGGGACGTGTTTCTTATTATACCCACAGTTTACAAGGCAGTTATCCGGATTATGATTTTGTAGCTGCACCTGTGAGTACTCCAGCCGGGATATTGAATGAATGGCGCTTCGGTAAGACAAGTTCTGGAACTTCGCTTCGTCTGGCCGATGGTACGATACGGGTAGTCCAGCCCTATCTCTGTGCATTGGTACGGCGGATGCTGAATGCCTTGGGCTATACCATTGGAGTGAACCAACTGGAGAACAGCCGATATGCCCAACTGATAGCCGTGCATGACGTGAACACCTTGGAATATGCCAAGATGCTTCCGGGCTGGAGCGTGAAGGATTTCTTCGAGAACCTGGAACGGATGTTCAACTTGGTGCTGGTAGTGAACAACCGTAACCGTACGGTAGATATCGTGTTTGCCAACCAATTCTACATTGCTGCAGAAGAAGTGCATCTGAATGCAGTGGAGGATGATTATGAGGTGGAAACCGATGAAGAGAACACCCTGCTTATGACAAATGCCAATGTAGGTTATGATTTGCCGGACTCGGAGTATTTCCGCTTTGCCAAAATGAATGACAGCTTGGTAAACCTATGTGAAAAGGTGGAGCAGCCAAGTTTGCTCAATGTAGGGTTGTACTTCAAGGAGAATACTCCCAACCGTACCATCTGCATCGATACGAGTACGGATAGACAATATGTGTACCGTCCGTATCAGTTGGGAAACTTTCAAGGAGGGATGTATCCGCTTCGTGAAGTGAACCAATATGCCAATCTTGACAGGGATGGGGAAGAAGTGACCTTGAAGTTTATCCCTTGCGCTCAAGTGTTCCACTCCATCCCATGCTATGATGCTGGAGGTGAAAAAGTCGGTGACTACATTTGGCTGCTGCCGTCCATCGAAGGGAATACCACAAGTGAAGATACGGATATGTCGGCCATGAACATGACGGAACTGATAGAATCGGGTACAACCGACAACAGTAAAACGGGCAGCGGCCGGCTGAGTTTGGCCTTTTGGCATGGATGCAAGAGCGAGAATGCCTTGGGTCCTGCACTGCCGACAACTTATCCGCTGGTGATGAGCGACAATATGTTTCAGGTATTGACCGATGGCATTGAAGGTACGCCGATGGTAGTGGTAGATGCACAATATTCGCTCCGTTTGCCGGTACTGGAGGCAGAACTGTACAGTGGGGTATATGACATCGATACGACCAAGAGTTACAAGTTCTATACATCAGATCCTAATCTTCCGGACGCACATCTGATATTTGTGATACGCAACAAGCGTTTCGTGTGTCGGGAAATGAATTTTACCATCGCCCAAGGAGAAAAACAGAAAAGATGGAGCTTGACTTGTTATCCTATTCGTATAGCAGACTCAGAAGCGTATAAACGTTGGATTCTGGCTGACGGAAGATGGCGTGACGGGGGGGTGTGGCTGGATGACGGAAGATGGCTGGATGAATGAAATCTCTATTATCTGTTATATTTTGAATTTGCAATGCCCTGGCTTGCTCGTGAGAGTCGGCAGGGCTTTTTTGTGTCCTTTTGTAAGGTAAGAGCAGCAGCTATTTTTGTCAAAAAGATAGTTTTAACGATGGGTGTAAGTACAAGTGATTTCAGAATAGCGCTGCGCATAGACAATGCGGATGCTGCACGCAAGTTGCAGGAAACCAAGAATGAGATTTCCAAGCTCAAGGAGGAAATGTCCCGAATGAAGAAGGAGGGCAAGGATGGTACGGATGAATACAAGCAGATGAGTGCAGCCCTTGATGCGCTGAACAAGAAAGCCCGTACCTTGCGTGAGGAAGCGGGTAGAACCGGATATACCTACAATGAACTTCGTCAGAATGCAGCCAAGCTCCGAAGGGAATTGAACAATACTGTACCTGGTACCGAGAAATGGAAGCAGTTGCAGGCCGAATTGAAAATAGCCGATGCCCGACTGAGGGAGGTGCGTGTGTCCGCACAGGGTACCAGCTTTTCTCTTGGCAAACTGGCAGACGGATTCAATCGCTATGCCGCCATCGGTGCCAGTGCTGTGGCTACACTGACGGGTGTGGCATTGACGGTACGTGGTTGCGTGAATGAGTTTGCCGAAATGGAAGAAGCCGAAAGTCAGGTAACCAAGTACACGGGTATGACCAAAGATGAAGTGAAGGCACTGAACGAGGAGTTCAAGAAGATGGATACCCGTACACCACGCACGGAACTGAACGAGTTGGCTGGTACAGCCGGACGCTTGGGCATCCAAGCCAAGGAGGATGTACTGGAATTCGTGGAAGCAGCCGACATGATCAATGTAGCGCTTGGTGAAGACTTGGGTGAGGATGCCATCAAGAACATCGGCAAGCTTTCGGACATGTTCGGTGATTCATCGAAGAGCATGAAGGAAAACATGCTTGCCATCGGTAGTGCGGTAAACTCCGTAGCACAGAACTCCAGCGCTAGCGAACCCTACTTGGTAGAGTTTACTGCACGCATGGGTGGTGTGGCCAAACAGGCGAACCTTGCCATTACCGATGTGATGGGCTTCGCTTCGGCACTCGACCAGAACATGCTCCGTTCCGAAATGGCATCTACTGCTTTGTCGGGTCTTATTATGAAAATCTATCAAGAGCCGGCGAAGTATGCCAAGCTGGCCGGTATGGATGTGAAAGAGTTTACCGACCTGATGGAAAAGGATGTGAATGCTGCCATTCTTTCCTTCCTGGAATCCTTGGGCAACCTGGGTGGCATGAACAAGATGGCTCCTGTGCTGAAGGAGATGAAACTGAGCGGTGCGGAAGCAGCCGGAGTGATTTCGACCTTGGCGGGCAATGTGGCCAAAGTGCGTAAGGAACAACGGCAAGCGAGTGAAGCGTTTGCTGAAGGTACCTCGATTGTAAACGAGTTCAATGTACAGAACAATACCGTACAGGCTGAACTGGACAAGGCCAAGGAACGTTTTGCGGACATCCGCCGCGAATTGGGAGAGCAGCTTCTTCCCGTGATGAAGTATATGGTGAGTACGGGTAGCTTGACGGTGAAAGGACTGAGCAATATCATTACCTTGTTTGGTAAGTATGGTTTTACTATAGGTGCCGTTACGGCTATGATTGTGGGATACACTGCCGTAGTCAACACATCGATATTGGCCGATAAGGCTAAAGTTCTATGGACAGATAAAGTAGCCGCTTCCTTTACCAAATTGTGGAGTGTCTTGAAAAACAATCCTTGGGGACTGTTATTGACAGCCGGTGCTTTTCTTGCTGGGTTAGCTATTGACCTTAAAAGAAGGAATGATGCCGTTACAGAATCGATGAGAAGTCAGAAAAAAGCTTCAGAAGCAGTTACAGAACAGATAGACAGAGAAGCAGCTTCCGTACATTCTCTTTACAATAACATCAACAATGAAAATTTGTCGAATGAAGTACGGTTGAAATACTTGAATCAGCTGAAAACCCTTATTCCTGGTTATAATGGCATGTTAAGTAAAGAAGGCAAGCTTATCAATGACAATAAAAGAGCCATTGATGAATACTTGTCTTCACTGGAAAGGAAAATCAGAACGGAAGCTGCCGAAGAAGAACTGAAGGAGTTGATTCGCAGAAAACGTTCCGCAGAAAAACGTTTGGCAGGAGAGCTTGAGACCGAGAAGGAAACTTCACGGAGTCTTTCAAATGCTGAATTTTCTGCTCATAATCAAAGCAGGCGATTATCGACTCCTGGTACACGTATGTTGTCAACCGGATTGAATCAAGGTGTTAAGCAGATGCAGACATTGCATAATGCTGCAGCTAAGGCGGTAAATAAGACTAAGACAGAAATCAAGGAATTGGATGATGCCATTGCTGCATTGAATCGTGAGTTGGCTAATACTAAAGTTATAGTGGATGATGTCGAAGAAGAATCTGGCAATCCATCAAACAATACAGGCGATAGTGATAAGGCTGATGAGTACAAGAAACGGCTGGAGGCATTGCAACGTGCACAACGTGAGGAGGAGAATGTGATACGTGAGTCACAACTTCTTAGCCAAGATAATGAAGCGTTACATCAACAGATGCTTTATGAAATTGACATCAAGTATCTTGCTTTGCGTAAAAAACTTCAAGATGAATTCGGTGAGGATTCATCAGAAACCCAAAAAGAATTGCTTGAGAAGATGATAGCTGAGTCTAATCGTCAAGCTAAAGCACTGGAGGAAGCACGTAAACCTATTGAAGTAGAAGAAGAGGTTGAAGAGGATAACTACTTGATAGAGAAATTCAAGAATTCACTTGAAGGACGTGAAGCAATACTTCAAGCCCAACGGGATGCAGACCTCATATCCGAAGAAGAATACCAAGACAAGCTGCTTGAAATCACCCGTGAAAAATCTGAGCGTAGAGCCGAAGTACAGAAGGCATCCATGCAGGTAGTGGCCGACTTGGCGGGTAGTTTCAGCCAATTGTTCTCTGCCTTGATGGATGGTGAAATTCAGAAGGTGGAAAGCCGATATGACAAACAGATAGCAGCTGCCAAGGCTGCCGGCAAGGATACGACCAAGCTGGAAGAACAGAAGGAAGCCGAAATCAATGCCATCAAGAAGAAGTATGCCGACAAACAGTTTGCCGCTGCTGTGCTGCAAGTGACTGCTACCACTGCCATCACTGCCATGGAAGCTTACAAAGCGATGGCAGGTATTCCGGTGGTGGGTCCTGCCTTGGGTGCTGCTGCCGCTGCAGCTGCCATTGTAGCCGGTGCGGCGCAGATTGCAGTAGCCAAGCAACAACGTGACGAAGCCAAAGGCTTGAAAAGCGGTGGTTATTCATCGGATTATGTAGAAGGTTATACGTCCCGTGGTGATTCGGATGATGTGGCAGGAGTGATTCCTGTACATAAGAATGAGTTCGTAGCCAACCATGTGGCGGTAGCCAATCCTCATGTGAAGCGCTTCCTTGACGTGTTCGACTTGGCACAGAAAGACGGCAGTATCCGATGGATAGATACGACCCAGATATTGGAACGTACCCGTACCCGTTCCGGTCGCTATTCGGGTGGATATTCGGGACAAACTGCAGCATCCGTTTCGAACGTTACTTCTGTAGGTGATATCCAAGTGGTGCAGTTGCTGAACCGTATTATTGTGCTGCTGCAGGCGGGCAATGAAAACACCTCGAAGATGGCCAACCAAGGCATTCCGATAGATGTGCGTACTATCCGTGACGGGCTAAAAAAGCTCGACCGGCTGGAGGCGAACGTGAGCCGATAGGTGTCCTTTTCTGAATGCCTTGATAGAACGATATTTGCATCAAAACATCAGGTGTATGACTAGAGAACGAAAAATGAACATCCAATTGGCTACCGCCGTAATACTGGCTTTGGCTGGGCTGGTACTCATCATGATGGGCTTCTGGGTATCGCCCATCGGTGAGATTCATAATTCCGTATTGGTGGCCTTCGGAGAAATCAGCACTTTCTCCGGCTGCCTTTTCGGTGTAGACTATCATTATAAAATAAACAAGTACCATGGACAAAAGAACCAATCCGATAACAGCGGAACAAATTAAAGGGATCATGCCGCACGCTACGGCTGAAAACATTCGTACTTATCTGCCGTATCTGAACGAAACGATGCAACGTTTCGGTATCGACACGCCCATTCGTCAATGTCATTTTCTGGCACAACTGGCTGTGGAGAGCGGTTCGCTGCGCTATGTTCGTGAACTGGCTTCAGGCGAAGCTTACGAAGGACGCAAGGAGTTGGGTAACATATTACCGGGTGATGGGGTGAAATTCAAGGGTCGGGGACTTATTCAGTTGACCGGACGTGAGAATTACCAACGTTTCCAAGATTGGTTAGTATTGAACTATACGGAGGACATCGATGTCCTTACCTATCCTGAATTGTTGGAGACTCCGGAACTGGCTGTGATGGTGGCAGGCTGGTATTGGGATGTACGCAATGTGAATGCGATGGCCGACCGCGATGATATAGTGACGGTGACACGAAAAGTGAACGGTGGGCGTAACGGATTGCCGCAGCGTATTGAGTTTCTGAATCGTGCTAAACTAATTCTTGGATGGTTATGAGAAGCATTTATTTGGTATTCGGGTGTTGCCTTATGTTTGCAGCAGTTATGTTGATGGGACTGAGTATGCAGTCGTGCAAAAGCAAGCGGACTGTAGAAAGGAATGTACAGATGGACAGTATGGCCATGTCGGCATACAAGGAAGAGCTGGACAGCTTTGCTTTCAGCCGGTTATTGGAGCGTTATCAGAAGAATTGGTCACTGGAAATAAGGCATTATCGTCCAGTGAAGGATTCTACGGGCAAGGTGACGCACACATATTTGGAGAAAGATATAAGAATGCGGCATCGCCATGAAAAGGAACGGGACAGTTCCGGGTGTAATGTCGTGTTCATATCCAAGGAAGACAGTACGGAGGTACAGGTTTCAGAAGATACGGAGCATAAGGAGGAGCCGGTAGCAAGGGATTATAAAATCTTTTTCTTCCTTCTGTTGATGGTATTACTTTTTGTTCGGATGAAAAAATAAATTTTCCAAATCTCAATTCTTTAGGCCCGACTACTCGTGAGAGTAGCCGGGCTTATTCTGTCCTTTTTTGGATTGGATTCCGTTTTTATCTTCGTGCTATGAATGTATTTGAAGCAATCAGACAAATGAAGGTGCTGACGGATCAAGGTAAGACCTTTTCCTTCAGTTTTATGTCCTATTCCATAGACAGGCACAAAAGTCATGGGATAGTATCGGTTGAACATGCAAAACTTCGTGCTGGGAATCGCAAGGAGCGTACCCGTTACAATGATTACTTACTGAACTTCATAGATATGGATACTTTGGAGGAGAAAACTTGTTGGCAGCCTTTGCTGCTTGAGTTCAATGGTGTAATGTTGGAGTTGAATTGATTATGGCTGAAAATACCGAAAATACGGATAATAAGAAAATTGCCCTGAACCTGGATTTTGAACAAATCATTCCATGGAACGGGAAGCAGGATACTGGCCGAGACGTGCGTCTGAAGTTGGACCGCAATTGGCAAAAGGTGACTGATGCTTTCAATACGATATTGGAGTTTATGGTCACTGGCGATTATTTGGAATCCCAATATCTCCGTAAGGATAGGGATGACGCTACACCTTATCGTTTGGGAGTTGGGAGTCTGAGTTTTCAGGACAAGCCCATCAACCGCTTTATCCGTTACTATGACGAAGACAAGCCCGAAGAGGTGAGTGATGCTGATTTCTATTCGGCCTTGATGGTTGATGAGAGAATCAAGGAGGGTGCGAAAGAACTTGATGAACGTTACCTACGTAAGGACAAGGAAGATACCGCTCACAAACATATTACATTTGAAGAAGGTATAACTGTATATGAGCTTGCCAAGATGATGAACCTTGAAGTGGAGCAGTTGGCTACCATTGCAAAGGCTATTGTCAAGGTTATAGGTTCGTCTACCTTCGTGGACGGCTTTTTTGGTGAAGGATGGCAGATCTGGAAAGCCATTGCAACTGAAGACTGGAATTTCACCATTGACCGGTTGACGGTCCGCAAGGTAATGACGGTCTATGAACTCATTATACAGAAGATACGTTCTGTGGGTGGTATGGTGGTCGTCAGTGCAGCCAACGGCAAGATTAAGGAAGTTGAACAAGCCGGGCTGGAATACAAGTTCACTTTCGAGGACACGAACATGTTCTGTGAATATGACCTCATGAGATGCCAGGTCTGGACGGGTACTGGAACAAAGTACTATTGGGTGGAGGTTGTCCGTGTCGAAGGTGAAGAAGTCTATACCCGTGTTGCCGATTTCGGGGGTGTCATTCCTGAACCGGGCGATGAGGTGGTATTGATGGGTAACACGCGGAACAAGCTTCGCCAGAACCTTATCCTCATCAGCGCCACCGAGGACGGGCAGCCCAGGTTTGACTGTCTTGATGGAGTGAAGACAAAGAACTTTGATGGCTGTCTCCGTACTAGAGTCGGTTGTCTTGACGGGATTACCGATGACAGGTTCCCGTCCGATATGCAACCGAAAGGATATGGACTTTATGCTGACAACTGTTTCTTGACCGGTGTGTTCGTCCTCTCCAATGGAAATGATGTACAAACGCAGTTCGCCATTTTGGAGGGGATGATAAGAACATCCATAGCTTCCGTACAACAGCAGATAAACGCGGAGGACAACTATCTGAGCAACGCATCATTCACATCCAATATGGAGTCGTGGAATTTCTTCAATGATGTCAGGGTCTTCCGGACATCTGGCGGTTTGCTCCATTTCAATGGCAACTTTTATTCTATCAAGAATGCTGTTGCCGGGATTGTGCCTAAAGATACGATGAATGTTCTCCGTCTGAAGAACAGTTATATAAAGCAGCTCAATGATGATTTCGCCATGCACCCCGAATTTGACCTCGTGGAGCAGATTAGGACTGATGCTGACGGGAACGAGGTAAATACAGGCGTCAAACTGTACAGACCCCGGATGTTTTTTGTTTCCTTCAAATATATGGTCCTGAAACGTGGAACCTTGCGTGTACGTTTCGAGAACGAGATGGGTGGAACTGATTTTGAGTCTTATACTCCTATCGTTCACGAAGAGGTGCTGGAAACCTCATCTTCTTTTGAAGTAAAGGAGATTGCCGGGAAATGGAACGGTACGGGTGACTTCCTGCTTTCGTTTGACGGTGACATCTACATATATGACCTTGCTTTGGCCGATAACAAGCTGGCCGATATGGAGGAGCGTTGGTCAATGCAGCTGGAAGTGACGGACAAGAAGATACAGGCCAATGCCGAACATATAAAGCAGCAAGGCGAAAACCTGGAAGAGTATCGGAGTGAGTTCCTATTTACGGCAGAGGAGCTGAGGACGGAATTCACGGCTCTGGTGCAGAATAAGGAGGAGGACATTACGGAAGCATATACAGGTCTGGTAGAACTGACCGCAGAGCGTCTCACTTCGGATTATACGGCAAAGATTGCCGACTATTATGGTACCGTTACGGAAGAGTACCAATCAAAGATTGAGCAAACGGCCGGGAGCATCAGGACAGAGGTGAACGGACGCATCGATGATGTGGAGAATGGTATCAGGGCGGACATGGGCTCGTCTTTCACTCAGTTGGCCAATCAGATAGAGCTGAAGGTTTCACAGACCGATTATGATTTGCTTGAAGGTATTGTCTCGAACCATGAGACCCGTATCACCCAGAATACGAATAGCATCGAGGCAGTGGCAAACTCTATCGAAACGGATGCATGGGGGAATATTACCAACATCAGCACAAGCGGCCTGGTTCTAGACAGTGAGTTTGCTTCATTGTTTTCCACTCAAGTAAACAGTCAGGGAGTGGCAAAGACTGCACAACTTTCCGCTTATGTATTGGAGTCAGAGTTGGGTTCTCTCGTTTCGAAGATTGAGATATCGGCTGACCAGATTGACCTGACGGGCAAAGTGACCTTCAATGCCCTGCATGATGATGTCGTTTCAGAAATTGACGGCAAGGCAACGCAGGATGACATTGATGACTCCATCTATTGGTTGGAATATTCATTGGGCAGTTTGGCATATAGGGATTCCATCAGTGCCAGTTCGGGTTATATAACAGGGCTTGGGGACTTGGCTTTCAAGAGCATGATCGGCAAATCACTGCTCGATGATACGGTCATTCAAGGAGGTTATATAAGGACTTCACTGATTGATGCGAGTGCTTTGAGAATTGGAGGGTCCCAAGTGACAGGACTGGGAGATCTGGCATATCAGGACGGTGTCAATGCTTCTGATGTGAGCGGTTTGGGCAGCCTGGCTTACCTGAATAGTATAAAAGCTTCAGACGTGAGCGGTCTGGGGTCTCTCGCGGTTTATGACAATGTTCTTGATGCAATGGAGGACGAGACCATCATGGTTGGTGGGTATATCAAGACTTCCCTTATTGATGTTGATGACTTGGTGGCGAAAAGGATTGTGACTGATTCTGATAGTTATGGGTATAAAGTGGACATCCAGAGCGGTCATATATGGATGAAAGACAATGACAATAACGTTGTCGTACAGGTCAATGCAAGTAGCTATGTCCCTGCGGTATGGCTTACCGATTCATCGGGGAACAGTTGCGGTATGAATTCCAAAGGTTTTTTTCATACTCCAGCAAGCGGAGGGATGGTTCAAATTACAAATGGTAAAATATCGTTGTCGTCAGGTGCAGCAATTGAAGGTATGGCCATAAAAAATATCAATGACGGATATTTATATGGAACGTCGGATTTTTCCATTGTCAGTTCAGGTAAAACACTTCCTAGTTCTAAGTTATATCCGGGAAAAATCATATTTGTCAAGTGTAGTGTAAGTAGTGGCAATGTAACCATCTCTGCTTCATCGGGAGACAAGATTGTCGGATGGAGTAGCAAGAAATCAGATGCAGCAAGTAGTGTAACAAGCAGTGGCAGTAGTGCCATGTTCTTTATCAGTGATGGACTGGGCTATTGGTACGGATTCGTTTGTCATTAATTAAATTTTGAATATATGGAAAAGAAAAGAATGGTTGATTTCAGCAAGGTGATGATTCAACACACCTTTGAGGGAGAGAAAGTAGCGGTAGACCTCCGCAAGCAGTTGGGGAACAAGATCCACCAGACTACCGGTGATATCGGGTTTGACGATTTCGCGCGGCAGATTTATTTCTCTGAAGGTGAGATTGAAGTCCCGGATGAATACGTGGAACCATTAAAACAGGTTGTAAAGGAGAATTTCCTTGCTTCCGTTCAGAGAGCGATAAATGAATTATTAACTAAAAACGAATGATTATGGCAATGGTCTTGACTGAGAGCTATGAGATGCGCAAGTCCTACAATGAAGTGGTTGTGGGGGAAGAGAAGTATGTGATTGACTATTCTGTCAAAAGCCCGATTGACGGGGCGGCTGAAGAGGTGAATTCCACTTTCAGCCATGTGGAGAATGAAAAGAAGCAACGAGTAGGTTATGGTACCTATAACCAGGGGGCTTCCAGTGTCCGTTTCGATGCTTCAGCGAATGTTCCTTTTGAGGTGCAGAGTACCATCAACGACCGTTTCATGGCTGACCTCGAAGAAATCCTGAACTGATATGGCAGACTACGATATCGAACAATTGTCTGACCTTGTCAAGTCGGATATTCTCGCTGAATCGCAAGGAGTAGGTGAGATTCCGGTTGTGACGTCCCTCTCGGGCATCAACTCGCTTCCGGCACTTCGGGGCAATGAGGTTGTGGAGGTTCCTCTACAGCTCTTGTCCAAACCAGCGGAAGATGCGGCAGCGACAGCTGAAGCTGCTGCTGCCAATGCTACTGCAGCAACGGAGAAGGCCGTTGAATCTACGGAAAACGCTGATGCCGCTACGAAGAGAGTTACGGATTCTATCCTGGAACTGACTGAAGAGAAGGCGAAAATCGCCGAAATGTACGCTTCTGAACAGGAACGTATATCCAACGAAAATAACCGGATAGCAGCGGAAGAATCCCGCGAGACAACTTTCGGCCTGCTGCGGACAGATATGGCGACTGCCATAGGTAAGTGTGATAAAGCGACCGACGATGCGGTTGCAGCTGCTTCCCTGGCAAATACGGCTGCAGGCAGTGCCAGTGCGGAAGCTTCTGATGCGAAGGATGCTGCTTTGAAAGCTAATACGGCTGCTTCCGATGCCGATGCAGCTGCAAAGAAGGTTACTGATGCCATTGTCGAAATCTCGACTCAGAAACAGGCTGCACTTGATGCGGCAGCTTCGGCCAATGCGGCAGCTACCAATGCCAATTCTGCTACCAACAATGCCAATATAGCGGCTACGGCAGCGAACCAGTCGGCTACCAATCTGAGTGCGATCAAGTCAGAGTGTCAGGATGCGACAAGCCGGTGCAATTCCACCAATGCCACGGCAGAAGAGAAGATTGTGGCGATGGATGCCGTGTTGAAGAGCATTTCAGCGGAATCCCAAGCCGCACCTGTCAAGCTGGAGGTATCGGTACCGGAGAGCATCAGCACCAAGAACAAGGTGGTGCAGCGCATCGGTTTCCAGTTGTATCCTACCTATGTGA